GCTTGACTCGTAAGGGTACGGTTGGTGCTGTTTATTTTCATCGAGATCCATTTTGGATGGACGATGATAGCTTCAGAATTGAGCCAAAAGAAATGCTAGATAAGCGATATTTATTTCATTGGCTGTTGATGAAGCGTGAAGAAATAGAACGTTGTGCAGACGGAGATAATCAACCAGGCTTATCATTAGCTAGATTGTCCAAGATAAAGATTGACGTCCCTGATATGGAATATCAGTTAAAGGTTGTTAAGTTGTTAGATGAAATGATTGCAGATTTGGAATTTTTTATAGACAATATCACACAAACAAAAATAAACCAAAGCAAGGTTTTGAGTTACTACAATGAAAAAATCGGAACAGCTTTAGAAAGAGAAACAAATGGATAACAAGCTATATTGTGAAGATTGTGAGCGTTTCTTCTCTCCGAAAGACAAGTTAGATTATGATTGTGTATTTCAAAATGGCATTTGTAGTGAATGCTTGGTCGAAAGAATAGAAAGGGGAATTGAATGGTAGTTAACGGTAAATGGATTGATGACACTTTCGTAAAAGAGGAGGATTTGTCGAATGAAACTAAGATTTAGAGCATGGCTGAAGAAAAAGCAAGAAATGGATAATGAAATTGACCACATCAGTTGGCTAGAAGATGAACTATACTGTATTGGAGATGGAATTACTTACATGGTTTCAGCGGAAGATTTAGTCCTCATGCAATCAACAGCTATGGTTGATAGGGGTGGCAGGATTATCTTTGAAGGCGACATAGTCAAAATGGCTAAAGATGTTTATTCTGAACCGACTTATTACGAGGTTGTAAGACATAGAGGAGGAGCGTATCGTCTTGAATCTAAGCAACACGGATGTGAATTGTGGTTACGACATACTGATTGTGAGATTGTGGGGAATGTATACGAGAACAGAGAGCTTTTGGAGGATAAGGAATGAACCCAGAAATAATTGACAACATAAACAAACCAAGCCACTACCAAGGTCGGCATGGCATGGAATCTATCGATGTTTTGAGGAACTTCATGACAGACGAGGAGCTGAAAGGGTTCTATATGGGTAACAGTTTGAAGTACATACTACGACATCCGAAGAAAAACGGCCTTGAAGACCTGAAGAAAGCACGTAAGAACCTAGACTGGTTGATTGAGGAGATGGAGCATGAAGAATAGTAATTTTTTTTCAGAACAGATTAGATTATGGAGAATTGGTAAAGGTCTATCTTTAAGAAAAGCTTCAAAGAGATTTGGTATTAGTCCAAAGACTTTTTCAAATTGGGAACGAGGTCTGATACCAAGTGATCGTCAGAAAGAACGTTTGTCAAAAGAGTTAGGATTAGACAGAGATGTCTTATTCAAAAAATGTGAGATTGGAAATCTTAATGCGCTTTTGAAAGAAAAACGTTTGGAGCAAGGTCTTACTCGTACAGAATTAGCAAAGCATTTAGGGTATTCTTCAACAATCATAAGTTGTTGGGAGAGAGGTTTGGAAATTTCCGAATGTGAGGCAGAAGACATCTGCCAATTCTTTGGAATCGAGGTGTATGATTGACAGTAGATATTAAACAGAGATTAAAAGCTTTGCCATATATCGATATAAAAGCTAAGTCGAAACATCAAGAATATATCAGTCTACGTTCAGGCGTTTTAAAAGGGCAGACGTTCGATAGTATGCCGAAGTCAAAAAGCAATAAAAACCAGTCTGAAGAATTGAATATATCTATTATTGACAGGTCTGAACAATTATACGAAGAGATTAAAAAACTATATCGCGAACGAGATGAGTTAGTTCAATTGATTGAATCTCTTGATGATCCGTTAGAAAATATCGTGATGCGACTGTTCTTTATTGATGGATTAACGTGGAGCGAGGTAGAGAGTAAGTTGGGATGCAGTCGAGGGACTATCTATAATATTAGAAAATCGGCCTTCGAAAATATTGCTAAAAGAAGTAAACAGATTAAACAAAATTGAAACCTTGAAATGCTAAAATAGTATTATCAGCTGAAGGCGGTAAGCACACTGATGACTCCTTATATTTTTCATTTTATTTCCGAGGCTTCGGCCTCACATGGCGGTGACAGGTGTAAAGTGATTTTCTCTCCTATGTATTTTTTCGGTTCGATTCCGGACATCGCCGTTAATGACTACAAAAAAATAAATCAGAAAATTTATTTCTAATTAACACGCAAGGTAGTAGTCGCCTTGCATTTTAAAGTAAAAGAGGTTTTTAGTGTAGCGGTAACACAACAGTCTCCAAAACTGTTATCGTGGGTTCGATTCCTGCAAAGCCTGTGAGAGGTCTTAAAAAGGTCGCACATCGTGTGGCTTTTTATTTTGTCGAAAGGTGGTGATGGAAAATTGAGTGGATTGAGAATAAAACAAAAGAGATTTGCAGATGAGTACATCATCTCAGGTAATGCGACGGAAGCTTATAAAAAAGCAGGTTATCGTGTTTCTAGTGATAGAGTGGCAGGCGTTGAAGGGCATAAGTTACTAAAGAATCCTAAGATTAAAAGCTATATAGATGAACGACTGAAACAACTTGATTCTGAGAAAATTGCAGATCAACAAGAAGTACTTAGTTATCTAACATCAGTAATGCGAGGAGAGACGCAAGAACAGACCTTGATAAGCATAGGAGAATTAGGTCAAACGATTACGGATATTGATGTCGGAGCAAAAGATAGAATCAAAGCAGCCGAACTTTTAGGAAAGCGGCATAGGCTCTGGACAGACAAAGTAGAGGCAGACGTTTCTGGAACGGTGGTGTTTGCGAATGAGTCAGACATACCAGATTAAACAGAATGATATTGTTGTTGACCTACCTAAGACAGTAGGCGGGGGATATGGCCAGTTTTGGCGCTCAAGAAGTCTTTACCGTGTTGTAAAAGGTTCCCGTGGTTCGAAGAAGTCCAAGACAACTGCTTTAAATTACGTTGTACGTCTTTTGAAATATCCCTGGGCGAACTTGCTTGTCATTCGTAGATATTCGAATACGAACAAGCAATCTACCTATACGGATTTTAAATGGGCGTGTAATGTGTTGGGTGTAACTCATTTGTTTAAATTCAACGAGTCTTTGCCTGAAATAACTATAAAAGCGACTGGGCAAAAGATTCTGTTCCGTGGTTTGGATGATGAACTAAAAATCACATCTATTACAGTTGACGTTGGTATTCTTTGTTGGGCATGGTTCGAGGAGGCGTATCAAATCGAAACTGAAGACAAGTTCAGTACAGTAGTCGAGTCAATCCGTGGTAGCTTAGACGTACCTGACTTCTTTAAACAGATCACAGTCACATTTAATCCGTGGAACGAGAGGCACTGGCTCAAACGTGTCTTTTTTGACGAAGAGACGAGACGGGCTGATACGCTATCGCTCACGACTACTTATAAATGTAATGAGTGGCTTGATGAAGTGGATATCAAGCGCTATGAGGATTTGTATAATACGAACCCAAGACGTGCGAGAATCGTTTGTGATGGCGAGTGGGGAGTTGCTGAAGGTTTAATCTACGAGAACGTAACTGTCAAGGATTTTGATAAAGATGAATTACTACAAGATCCAGCTTATAAGTTATGTATCGGTCTTGACTTTGGTTTTACTCATGACCCAACTGCTTTATGTTGTTCGCTCATAAACGATACAACGAAAGAGATTTATGTTTTTGACGAAGCGTATAAAGTCGGATTGATTACTAAAGAAGTTGCGAAGATGATTAAAGATAAAGGTTATCATCGCTCACGGATTATCGCTGATAGCGCTGAATTACGATTGATTGAGGAATTAAGGTCAGAGCATGGGATAACCCGAATTAAAGAGAGTCGGAAAGGTAAGGATAGTATCATGGCAGGCGTATCCAAATTACAAGGATACGCTATTTATGTACATCCGAATTGTGAACATATCATGGATGAATTTTATAGTTACTGCTATCAGCGTGACAAAGAAGGAAACTGGTTGAATAAACCAGAAGATAAAAACAACCACTTGATGGATGCTTTACGTTACAGCCTTCAATGTATCGAAGGTGGGAAAGCAACCGTCCGCAGACGTTCTGATTATGGTCTATAGAGAGGAAAGACATGTACCAATATTTAACCTATCCACGGGATGGATATGATGAGGGTTCTTTGAAGAAAGACCTGATTTACAAATTGATAACGAAGCATAGCACTGAAGGCTCACGTTTGAAGAAGCTTAAAAGCTACTACATGGGTGAGCATGCTATCTTAGAACACACGAGACGAAACGAGAACGCACCCAATTACAAGACGGTAGCCAATCATGCCAAGGATATCGCAGACACAGCTACAGGCTATTTTATGGGCAATCCTATCAAGTACAACAATACTGCCGAAGGTGATATTGATGAACTACTTACAGCCTTTGATGGTTCCGAGATTGACCAAGTAGATGCGCAGAATGCTTTGAACATGGCTATCTATGGTCGTGCTTATGAGTACATCTATGCTAAAGAGGGATTGACTGAGTTGGACTCAACTAGTATTGATCCAGAGAATACCTTCATGGTCTACGATGATAGCATTGAGCGGAAGCCTTTGTTTGCGGTCTACTACTATCAAGTCAAGGACGATACGAAAGATACTACTAAGTATCAGGCAGAAGTCTTTACTGAAAATCTGCACTATCACATGGTGCTGAGAAGTACAGATTCAGGAACAACTCAGAATGAAGAGGTAACCCCTCATAACCTTGGTCAAATTCCAATTATTGAATATCGCAATAATCACTTTGCGATTGGCGACTACGAGCAACAGATTAGCTTGATAGACGCTTATAATTCTTTGATGGGTAACCGTGTAAATGACAAGGAACAGGCAGTAGAGTCTATCCTTGTCTTATATGGCACACAGTTAGCAGACACTCCAGAAGATGCTAAGGTAGCGATGAAGATTCTTTCTGAAGAAGGTCTTTTGGAATTGCCGGGCGATAGTGCAAGAGCTGAGTTTTTGAAGAACACGCTGGACGAAAGTGCTACGGAAATTTTGCGCACAGCATTGAAAGAGGATATCTACACATTTAGCCATGTGCCTAACTTGACTGATGAGAATTTCGCAGGGAATACATCTGGCGTAGCCATGGAATTCAAGCTGATGGGCCTTGAGATGATTACCAAGACCAAGGAAGCAAACTACAAGCGTGGATTGCGCCAGCGGATTGCGATTTTTGCTCATTACTTGGGCATGAAGCAGATTGCTTTAGAGTCTCATTCAATCGTTCCACAGTTTAGCCGTGGTTTACCTAAGAACTTACTGGAAATCTCTCAGATTGTGAACAACTTGGAAGGTAAAGTAACGAATAGACAACTTATTTCTCTCTTGCCGTTTGTGGAAGACCCTGACGCTGAATTGGAAGCCTTGGAAGAAGAGAAAAAGAAGAACATGGAAGAAATGCCAATGTTCAACCAAGACAACACGAAACCCGAAGACGAGGTAGAGGATGAAGAATCAGGAGTATTGGGCGAAGAGGAAAGCCAATCTGATTTACCAGCAGATGGACAAGGCCGAAAAGCAGGCAGACCAGTTCGATAAGGTCTATCAAGAAGCTAAGACTTACTTGGATAAGGAAATCAATAAGATTTTCGATAAGTTCCAACGGGATTATGGTTTAAGTCAGGTAGATGCTAGACAAGTCTTGAAGAACATGAAAGATAAGAAAGACCTGAATGAACTTCGTAAGGTACTTGAAGCTAGACCGAATGACCCGAACATCCAAAGATTACTAGCTGACTTAGATAGTCCAGCTTATTCTTTCCGTATGAAGCGCCTAGAGCGTTTGAGCGACGATTTAGACCGTATGCGTGAATCTATCTATCATTCGGAGAAGACAGGCTCAGATGCCTTTTATAGCGACTTAATGAAGGATAGTTATTACAAGGCTACCTTTGACCTACAACAGCAGACAGGACTAGCATATGGCTTTTCTGGGCTTCCTGAGAACGAGATAAAACATCTACAGTCTTTTAGTTGGCTAGATGACGGGAGTACCTACTCTACAGACATCTGGAAGAATACGGGGAAGCTTACTTCTAGCATAAAAGATGAACTACTCATAAGCCTTATGACAGGCCGAGATACACGAGAAACTGCACAAGCAATTGCTGAGCGGTTCAATGTAGGTCAGAATGATGCAAGGCGTTTGGTTCGGACAGAATCAGCCTTTTTTCACAACCAGATGGAACTACTCAGCTATGAAGAAGCAGACATAGAGAAGTATATCTTTGTGGCCGTCTTAGACAAGCGTACATCACGCATTTGTCAGGAACATGATAATCAGGTCTATGATAGGGATAAGGCTGTCCCTGGCGTTAATTGTCCGCCTATGCACCCGTGGTGCAGGTCTACTACTGTCGGATACGATGAGGACGCAGACTACAGTAAGTTGAAGCGCAGAGCAAGGAATCCAGTGACAGGTAAGACTGAGCTAGTACCTGCTGATATGACGTATAAAGAGTGGTATAGCAAGTATGTGGATAGTGAGGACGTTGTTAAGGAATCAAAACCAGAAGTGGATGACAAGATTTTTGTAGCTGATAAACCAAATGAAATTGATGATTTCTTTAAGAAACAAAAATCTTATCAGAAATGGTATAATGAGCTTACAGATGACGAAAGAAGCGTTATTTATTCTTACTCAACAGAAAACTATCATAATTTCAACAATATAAAACGCTATGGACTTGATGAAGCCTTAAAAATACGTGAAAAATTCTGGTTCGAAAACGACGGAGATGCAGAAGGTTTATCTTTTGCTTTAGAAATTGTAAAAGATACAGAAGATAATATCCCAATTTTAGAAAAGGCTATTTCAAAATTTGCGCCTGAAGAAAGTTTTAAGGCGTATCGTGGAAGCGGTTCGGTTTCTGCACTTGGAAAAGATTTAGGTTATCTAGATTTTAAAGTCGGACAATCTGTCAGATTAGATAAAGCTTTCACTTCATTTAGTTTAAACATAAATCATGCAAAAGAGTTTGCGATAGAGGGTGAAGGTGCAGATATTTTATTTGAAGTTACTGTTAGAAAAGGTCAAAAAATAGGAGCGTATATAGCTGAGTTGGCTGAGTTAAACTTTGAAAAAGAATATTTGATGAAACCAAACTTGAAGTATAATATCATCTCAAAAACAGAAGATGAAAACGGAATGATAATTTATGGTTTGGAGGTGTTAGAAGATGGGGTTTGATAAAGATTTTATAGATAAGGTTTTTTCTAACGGAAAAGATAGAGTCAATCGAGCGATTTATGTAAAACCTGAAGAACTTATTGAAATATCTGATGAAGATTTGAGTTATTTTGGTGAGGGTATCTTTTGTTGCCTTCCTCGCAATCAGTACATAATGGATCACAAAGACGAAATTAGAGAAAAATATAAACTTTCTCCAAATATGCCAAAGATAAACGGCATCTATTTAGGGAGTTTGGTAAAAATGAGGTCATGGACAAGAATTTGGAAAACAAATCCAAGTTTGGAGGGAATAATCGAATTGACAAAAAAAGAAAGCATTTAGAAATTCTAAGTGCTTTTTTTGTGCCCAGACCAGAAAGGGAATTTTGATGAACAAATACAAAAAATTGATAGAATTGATTGAAGATAACGGACTTGAGATACAATCGAAGGAATGTTATGATCCACAGAGTGCTTGGACCGGAAAACATTTGTGGATTGTTGATAAGAAAACACGAAATAAAATCTTTGATTTATCGGGTAATGGCTATTGTTTTGACGACAAATCGGTCGATAAAGCTATTGAAGAAGTTGAAAAATATTTGTCTCTTAAAAACATGAATACTTTTGATGCTTTCAAAGAATGGGTGGACAAGAATGCTAAGCCTCAAAAATGATGATTAGAAAGGAGTAAAGACATGTTTATATGGGATTGGGTATCAATCGCCTTTGGGTGGTTGGTATTTTTGTTGTTAATATTTATTATTATGGCCGTAATCAGCGGAATAATTGAAGGTATAAAGAAAGGAATAGAAAAATGAAAGATTGGAAAGAAGGCTTTATCGATGAGTATAATTCGCTTAAGGATAAATATACAAAATTACATAAAATGGTTATCAAATACGAAGCTGGTACGCTTGAATTTGAGCTAAAATGCTCAATTGAAGTTTTAAAAAATCAAAAACGTGCCATGGGTCAGTATTTATACTGGCTCGAAGTTCGATCAGAAATCGAAGGAATCGAATTATAAAACTAACCGTATGGAATCCCGTACGGTTTTTATATTGTCCAAGCATTGACGACACTAAAAGCTATGGAAATTACAGTCGGGGACGACTTTAAAAATAGGAGGTTCGCAATGAACGAAGAAACACAAACAGTCGAAACGGTTGAAGAACAAAATGTACCTGCAGAACCTGCACCACAACCGCAAGACGAGAAGAAGTACACGGACGCAGACGTCGATGCTATCATCGATAAGAAGTTTGCTAAGTGGAAATCAGAGCAAGAAGCCAAGGAAAACGAAGCTAAGAAACTTGCTAAGATGAACGCTGATGAGAAGCAGAAATATCAGTTGGATCAGCGTGAGCAAGAACTAGCTGATCGTGAAAAGGCTATTGCTCGTAAGGAATTAACCGCAGAAGCTAAAGCGATGCTAAGTGAACGTGACTTACCTGTTGAGTTAGTAAATGTAGTTGATTTGACAAGCGCAGAGACGGTATCTGAATCTGTCGCTGTGTTGCAGAAATCATGGGAGCAAGCCGTGCAAAAAGGCGTACAAGAAAAGCTAAAAGGCGGAGCTCCGATGAAGCAAGCGCCAGTCGATAGTGACGGTATCACAAAAGAAGAATTTGCTCGTATGGGTTATCAGAGTCGAAACGAACTCTATCAAAATAACCCAGAACTCTATAAGAAATTGAAAGGTTAAAATAAATGACAGCAGGACAAACTAAATTAGCCACTATGGTTAACCCAGAAGTGATGGCGGACATGGTTTCCGCTAAACTACCTAAATTGATTAAATTCACTCCGCTTGCTTATGTGGAGACAGCGCTCCAAGGCCAACCGGGTAACACTCTAACAGTTCCAGCTTGGGAGTACGCAGGAGATGCGACAGAGGTTGGAGAAGGCCAAGCTATTTCTCCAGACCAATTGACTACTAAAAAGACTACTATGACAATCAAAAAGGCTGCTAAAGGTTATGAAATTACCGATGAAGCTCTTTTGTCAGGTCTTGGCGACCCACTAGGTCAAGCTACTTATCAGCTTGGTTTGGCTATTGCTAACAAGATTGATGATGATTTGGTAGCAGTAGCTAAGACTGCAACACAGCACGTTGCAGAAGCTCCAACAACAGGAGCAGCTCTTGATAAAGCACTTGCTATTTTTGACGATGAAGAAGACGCAAAATATGTAGCTCTTATCAATCCAGCAGATGCCATTGATTTGCGTGCTAACACTGTGAAAGAATGGATTTCAGGCACAGAAGTAGGAGCGAATACAGTTGTTTCTGGTACATTTGGAGAAACACGAGGTGTTCAAATTGTGCGTACTAAGAAAGTTGAAAAGGGTAAAGGCTTTATCGTCAAAGTCTCTCCTAGTCAGACTCAGACAGACGATGCCAACAAATACGGTGCGTTTGTTATCATGCTAAAACGTGATGTGGCTATCGAAACAGACCGTGACATCCTTAAAAAGACGACGGTTATCACTGGTGATGAACATTACGGTGTTTACCTATACGACCCTACACGAGTTGTAAAATTCGGTGAGTAAGAGGTGACGATATGAGCTTATTGCTACGACGTCATTATATCCAAGAGGAGCAAGCTGGCCAGTATTCTGATTTAGAGAATAAGACTTTAGAAGAGTTAAAGAATCTAGCTAAAGAAGCTGGCATAGCTGGCGCCTATAAGTTGACAAAAGCCGAAATTGTAGAGGTGTTGGAGGAACTGAAGAGTGAAAGTTAAAGTCAAGCAAGATTTTTACGATTGGGAAGCCAACGTAAAACGACTTGCGGGCGAAGAGCTTGACCTTGCTGATACACGATACGCTGAACTTGTAGAGAATTTTGCAAGCAATGGCGTATCTGTATCAGATATCCTTGAGGAAGTAGGCGGTACTGAAAGCTATAATCCAGCAAGTTATAGCTCAGTCAGTACCGTTCAAACCCCTCAAGTGTATGTATCGGGAGAGACTAAGCCTTTAAGTCAAGAAGGAGTTTAAAATGTCTATAGAGTTGCTGAAGAAAATGACAGGCGAAGAAGATACTCAGCTTCTCATGTTGCTCCAAACGAGGGCTACAAATCTTATCTTGTCAGAGACTAATCGCACATCTTTGACACCTGCTTTAAGTCTCTTAATACCTGAGGTTGCTATTGAGCTCCACAATCGCTCGGGAGCGGAAGGAGAGCATTCTAGAACCGAGGGTGGTATAGCAGTAGTGTACGGAGAAAACGGCCTGTCTACGGGTCTTCTACAACGTATACGCATGCACAGACTAGCAAGGGTGGCAGGCCATGTTTTTGAAGCAGAGTAGACTGAAACCTTATCCAATGCGACGGTTTGAAAAGACTGTCACAGAGGAAGGTGTCGCAAAAGAAGGATATGCCAAGGAAGCTGAGACAGTCCGTCTTGAGTTGTGGCCAGCTAGTAGTAAACTACAATCTGAATTGTATGGAGAGCGTGTCAATGATATTTTGAATGCCAATGCCAACAAGTCAGCTACTATCAACGTGAAAGATGGTGTGTGTATCGATAGCCAGACGGAAGTGACTCATAGGGTTATTTCTAAGAAGGTTTACACACATCATCAAGTTTTGGAGTTAGAGCGTGTCAGAGCTACTAGGGGCAGATAGACTTATAGCTAAGTTCAGAAGGCTATCAGATGTTACGCAACGAGACATCGTTTCAAAAGCGGTTCATCATGCAGCTAAAACTATTGTCCAAGCTGATGCTAAGAGACTAGCACCAGGTAACAATGGAGAACTTAGAAATAGTATCAAAACTAGGGTTAAAATGGACGGAGATAAGGCTATAGCAGAGGTTTATACCAATCTGCACTACGCTCCTTATGTTGAGTTTGGAACAGGACCAAAAGGACAAGCTAGCCATTCGGGTATCTCCCCAGAAGTTAGCGTGTCTTACAGGTCTAGTCCTTGGTATGTGCATGAAGACCAAATCAATGTAGGACCTTACCACTTTCAAAAGATTGGGGAGTTCTACAAGATGTATGGTCAACCTGCCCAGCCTTATCTTTATCCAGCTTTGAGAGACAATCAAGAGCGTGTGTCTAAGAATATTTCGAATTATGTCCGTAGAAAGATAAGAGAACAAATATAATGATCAATATCAAGCCTGTTATTTATAAAGAATTGCAAAAGGTCGCAGATAATGTGACCGATACTTATCCTAGCGATTGGGAGACTTTCCCAGTCGTTATTTTTTTGGAAGAACAGAACAAGCCGGGTGAATGGTTCGATGACCAGGAACAGAAATCCTCTATCCGCTATAAGGTGGATATCTTTGATGATACCAGCACTAGTGAGTTAGCTGTTAAAATCAATCAGATTTTTGAGTCTTTAGGTTTGCGAAGAACCGACTGCCAAGATGTACCAGACCCGTCTCATTTGAGACATAAGGTCATGCGTTTTGAAGGTGTCGTTGACTTACACTCAGAGCTTGTTTTTCAATTTAGAATGGAGAATTAAACATGTTAGCAAATGGAATTACGTTAGCTTATGGTACAGCTAAAGGAACTTATACTAAACTTGCAGGACTTAAGGAAGTACCTGAATTCGGTATTGAGCCTGAAAAAGTAGAGAATACTACCCTTGAAGATAAAGTTAAGAAATATGAGTTCGGTATCGGTGATGCAGGGGAATTGGAATACAAATTCGCTTATAAGAACGATAGCGCAACTGCTCCTTATCGTGTATTGCGTACAGCGGCAGATAACAAGACAAAACTTTTCTTTGAGCAAACTTACCCAGACAACACTAAAGTGCATTTTGAAGGTCAAGTATCTGTTAAACTTGGCGGTGGCGGTGTCAATGCTGTTATCGAGTTTACCCTTAAAATTGCTTTGCAGTCAGAGTTGGAATTTGTAGACGGAATTGGAGGTTAATTAAATGGCGTTACCTTACTCAATTTGGAAGATTAGCGATGAGAAAGAGTTGAAACTACGACTTTCATCTCATCAAGCAGCAAAAGTTGAAGAAAAAATCGGTATGAACCTATTGAAAATCTTCATGCCAGAAGCTGGTGAAGAGTTTCCTTTACCTCCTTTGAAAGTTGTGTTGCTCTTGATTCATGGGGCTTTGCAAAAGTATGAGAATGGGTATTCTCTTGAAGATGTCTACGATCTGTACGATGAATACGTGGACAATGGTGGAGACCAAACAACCTTCATGACAGAGGTTTTAATGCCACTCTTTGAAGTATCGGGTTTTACTCCACGAGGAAGCAAGAACAAGAAAACTTCCAAGAAGAAAATGACAGTAGTCGAGTAATCTTAACGGTAACGCAGATTATTGAGAGGCTTTATCCTATGTTCTTAGACATTGGGGGTAAGCCTCTTGATTTTTGGGATTTAACGGTGCTTGAAATCAGGGAAATGATTGAAAGCTACAACCGTGTCAAAATCCAAGAGCGTAAAGAAAAGATTATTGACTCTTATAGACTTTCGCAGATGATATCCAACCACGTTTCCTTATTGTTATCGAAAGACGCCAAGGTCTTTGAGTTCTGGGAATATGCGCCCGAGTTGTTTGTAGAAGAACAACAAGCGGTAGAACAGGAACGACAGAGACAAGCACTTTTGTTGCATAAGCAACGGATGCGTGAATTTGCAGAAAGACATAATCGAAAAAGGAAGGAGGAAATGAATGGCAACTCTTGACGAATTGAAAGTCATGATTGACGCTGAGATAGCGCCTTTCAGGAAGAAGATGAAAGAAGTCGAGAATCAGGTCAAGGGAACATCTGACCAAGTGAAAAATGCCACTGCAAAAGTTCGTGAACAGTCGAACTCTATCGGCAGTGCGTTTGGTAAGCTAGCTAAGTTCGCTGGTTTTGCAATCCTTGGTAAGAAATTGCTTGATGTTGGGATGTATTCAGCGCAGACGGCTCTTGAAGTGTCAGCGTCTATGAACCAAATCAAGCGACAGATGGGCGAGAGTTCGCAATCTTTCTTAAAATGGGTCAACGATAACGCCAATGCTATGAATATGGGGGTGGGTGAGGCGACCAACTATGGTGCAGTCTACTCAAACTTATTTTCTGGATTTATCAAAGATACCAACAAGCTAAGCGCCTATACTGCTAAGATGTTACAGACATCGGCAGTTATTGCAGAAGGTTCAGGCCGTAGCATTACAGACGTTATGGAGCGTATTCGCTCAGGTTTGCTAGGTAACACCGAAGCAATTGAAGACCTAGGAATCAACGTCAATGTGGCTATGATTGAGTCTACTGAAGCTTTTAAGAAGTTCGCAAACGGACAGAGCTGGCAACAGTTGGACTATCAAACCCAGCAACAAATCCGTCTTATGGCTATCTTGGAACAGGCTACAGCCAAGTATGGTGATACCTTGTCCAACTCAGTCAATGGCAGTATCAGCTTGTTTAAGTCGCTGATGAAAGATAGTGCATTGAATTTGGGTAATGCTATGTTACCGATTATCAATGCGATCATGCCTGTCTTGAACTCTTTTGCTATGGTATTGAAGAATGTTACTGCTAAACTCGCTGAGTTTATTGCTTTAATGTTTAACAAGAAAGCTACGGTAAAAGATGGTGTCGGTGGAGCAGTTGGAGACATGGGTAATGCCATGAAAGATGCTGCAGGCGGAGCAGGAGACCTTGCTGATGCAGTGGACGACGCTGGAGATTCAGCAGGAGGACTTGCTGATAATCTTGGAGACTCAGCTAAAAACGCTAAGAAAGCTGCTAAAGAATTGCTAGGTCTTTTGGGATTTGATGAGATTAACATCTTGCAAAAACCAAAAGACGATGATGCAGGCGGTTCTGGAGGCGGTGGAGGCGGT